ATTTGACACCTCCTTCGGGAGGTGTTATACTATATACATAGTACAAATTCAGGAGCAAAGATGTCACATACAGATCCAATTATCGATAAAATTATTGTAGCCCGTGTAGGCCTATTACTTCGCCATCCATTTTTTGGCAATATGGCTACACGTTTGAAAATTGAAGAAGGTTCAGAATGGATGGGTACTGCCGCTACAGACGGTCGCACCATTTATTTTAACCGTGAATTTTTTGAACCCTTGTCAGTAAAACAAGTAGAATTTGTCATTGCACACGAAATTCTACACAATGTATTCGATCATATGAGCCGCCGCGAAGGCCGCAATCCTAAAATCTTTAACATTGCCGCTGACTATTGTGTAAACGGTCAATTGGTGCGTGATCGTATTGGTGAGCATAATATCGAAGGTATTAAAATCTTCCATGATGCCAAATACTACGGTATGGGTGCTGAAGAAGTATACGACAAAATCTTTGATGAAATGGACGAAGAAGAACTTAACCAACTTGGACAGTTGCTCGACGACCATATCGACTGGGGTGATAAAGACGGTACAGGAAAACCTAGCTATAGTAAAGAAGAACTAAAACAAATCCGCGATGAAATCCGCGAAGCTACTGTACAAGCCGCACAAGCCGCAGGTGCTGGTAACACTCCTGCAAGTGTACAACGAATGATTAAAGAATTGACAGAGCCTAAAATGAATTGGCGCGAAATCTTACGCCAGCAAATTCAAAGCACTATCAAAGATGATTATTCTTTTATGCGTCCTAACCGCAAGGGCTGGCACATGAGTGCAATACTGCCAGGCACACAATTTAAAGAAACAATTGATATCTGTGTAGCTATTGACATGTCTGGTTCTATCGGCGACGACCAAGCTAAAGATTTCTTAACTGAGATCAAAGGTATTATGCAAGAGTATCAAGACTTTAAAATTAAAGTATGGTGTTTTGATACTAAAGTTTATAATGAAGCCGACTATGACGGTTACTCGATGGATGAGTTCGATAACTACGAAGTTATGGGCGGTGGCGGAACTGAGTTCGATGCCAACTGGGAATACATGAAAGAACATGATATTCAACCTAAGAAGTTTATCATGTTTACAGACGGTTATCCTTGGGGCAGTTGGGGTGATGAAAACTACTGCGATACAGTATTCATTATCCACGGTAACAATACTATTGTTCCTCCTTGGGGCGAATTTGCTTACTACGAACAAGTTAAGGAAACTGCATGAGTTTGAAGAATGGCAAACCTAACGCTTTAAATTATTTTGGTTTAAGGAGGGTTGAGTTTGCCTGCCCTCATTTTAAATATATGACTTTGGATCGATACAATCCTAGTATAGTCAAATCTATCGACTCTTGGATTAAGAAGAATTTAAATAATAGGTACTATGTTGGGCAAGGTATTAGTCTCGATAATACCAATACTATTGTGTATACTACACGCATTGGTTTTGAGAGTGAAAAAGAACTAAGTTTTTTCACAATTGCCTGTCCACATTTACAGACGAGATAATTATACTAGTACATATTAAGGAGATACTATGTCAGAAGAAGTAAAACAACCAGCGGCAGATGCTACACCAGAAGCGGCAGCTCAAAACCCTAACGAATTAACTATTAATGATCTACAAGCTATGAAAGTCATTATTGATATTGCTAGCTCACGTGGTGCTTTTAAACCAAATGAGATGGTAGCAGTTGGACAAACATACACTAAACTAGAATCATTTTTAGACGTTGTATCAAAACAAGCAGAAGCACAAAAAGCCGCACAAGCGACAACAGGAGCCTAATATGGCCGAACTTAAACACGTGGCACGTGTCAAAGCTACTAACAAAAAATGTTTAGTAGCTTATCGCACATTACCCGGCGATGCACACTATTGCCTTATAGTACCAACAGAAAATATGCCTGACATTTATCACGACTCACTTATCAATTTAGTAGAGAGTGGTAGCGGTCAAGACTCATATGAATTTGCAGATGCGTTAGATCGTAATCAATTTCCAGACGGAAGTAATATGCTTCGTTGGTTACATGGTAATAAACGATTAATTAAAGCACCTACTAGCGATATCGAAATGACTCCAACTACTGGCGTTTCAGTATTACTATCAGAGCTTAATCAAATCATTGCCGAACAACGCGGTGTAGCAGTAGACGATTTGTCAGTTAAAGCAGACACACCTGAAAAGACTGAAGCGGCTAGATTACAAGACTCTCCAGAGACTTTACCTAGACCAGCCGATCCAGTTATAACAGATTCTGTTGCAACTACTACTGTGCAGACTCCAACTTCATTTGATAGCCCAGATGCAGAAGCTAAGTTTTATCGTAGCCAAGCAGACAAGTTAAGCAAAGAAGCTGCCGAAATGCGTCGTAAAGCCGAAGCGTTGGTGCCGACTAAAAAGAAATAAATGTCTGGTCCGGGAAGAGCTCTTCCCAAGGATGCTATAAAACATTGGCCAGAAGTATTTGGTGACGTACATTTAAATGTCGTACCTTTAAGGTATCTCCATACCGTATTGGTCAATTTTAAGGATGGCAAAACTTGGGAAATAAAAATAACCCTCGAAGCAAAGAGAAATGGTTGGCCTGCCTTTGAAAGGAATCTAGCAGATCTAGTTAAAAGCTACGAAGACAAAATTGATAATATCGATTTTAAATTAGATACTATCAAAGTTAAAAAAGATATTGAAAGATCAACCCAGAAATTTTTAAAGAAAAAGAAGCTATAAATGAATGTTAAACTCCTTAGCTACAGTCAGCCAACTAACGAATTCTCCGATTCAGGAATTGGCGATGTACAGGAACTCATTGCCTACTGTGCAAGAGTCTCAAATCCCAGCAACCAACTTAACACAGAAACCTCCGAAAAACTTATCAAGTATCTCATTAGACATCAGCACTGGAGCCCTCTTGAAATGGTCTCAGCTTGCTTGGAAATTACAACCACCCGAGACATTGCTAGACAAATTCTTAGACATAGAAGCTTCTCCTTTCAAGAGTTTTCCCAACGTTACGCTGACCCGACAGCAGAGCTTGATGATGCGTTCGTACTACGAGAGGCAAGATTCCAGGATACCAAAAATAGACAAAACAGTGTAGAATTCGATATGAGCGATGAAGCTCAGAAGCAACTTGCCTACGAATGGGAACGTGCTCAAAAACGTGTATTATGGGCTGTTAAACAAGAATACCAGTGGGCTATTAAAAATGGTATTGCCAAAGAACAAGCTCGTGCTGTATTACCAGAAGGTCTTACAGTAAGTCGGTTGTACATGAATGGAACACTACGTAGCTGGATTCATTTTATTGAATTGCGTAGTGCTAATGGAACACAGAAAGAACATCAGCAAGTTGCTATTGCTTGTGCTAAAGTGATAGCTGAGATTTTTCCTCTAGCCAGCGAGCTTCTAACCAATTAAAATCATTTATCCTAGCAAGTGCCTCCTTATTGGAGGCATTTTTTTCTCCATAACTTTTACCGGTAATTGCACCCATATATGCATAAGCACCGTAAGGAGCGTGATTATTTAACTGGCACCAAAAATGTAGTCTAGCTAAAGATTCTTCATTATTGATTACTGCTAGTTTGCAACATTCTCTAAAAGCACTACGCCATGTACTATATGCATCTGTATTAAATGCCGTAATGTTACTTACTTCACTCATTACTTTAAAATCTTTACTGATATTTGTAGTCATATCAACAGTGTTTGGATCTAATGCTAGTGTTAGTTTACGTGGTAGTAGCTTTACACCACCGTACCCATAAGTTAAATTATTAATTGGATTACGACTAGACCAAACATGTACGCATTCATCGTCATATTCGCTTACCTTATAGTCAAAGTTGAATGAGTCTAATACCTGAGCATCACCATCTACTACCCAGAACATCTTGGTAAAACATTTCGTTGCGGCAGCAATATGAGCATTGTGTATTCCTTGCACATTGGTAACACGCTTTACAGGAAATCTTGCCGATAATTTAGCATAGTTTTCTTCTGCATTAGGCTCATTATAACTTATAAAAACAATATCGTACATTATTGTTTCCTTAAACTCCTAGGAACATTGACATAGACTGTTTTAAAAAATTTACTACCAGCACGATCAAGATTTGCAACTTCCATGCCAAGTGTCTCCTTAAGTTCTCGACCTAAAAAATTAATATAAGCAGACTTAACATCAGGTTCTGCATTTTCATGTTGCATTTTCCAGTGTTCGGTTAAGTATTCAAAATCACGAACATTTGCATAGTCCCAATCTGTACACATTGTTTTGTAACAACCTTCTCTAGCACCCAGTATACTCCAAATGCCGTTCTCCACATCAGCTCCTACACTTGACCAAACTAGAAGTCTATGATAGTTTTGCCACCAAATTTCTTTCATGTCCTTAACCTTTGCACCTTGTAGCAGACACATCTTCACACCTTCGCGGAATCCTGCTCGCCATGCTTGGAACGGAGTTGCATTAGTGAAACTTTCACTGTAACATTCATTAAATTGATAATATCTTTGATCAAAACAAAACTCTACACGCCCTTGTACATCAGATGGATCTGAATTTTCATGAGTCCTCATATTGTTAACAAACTCACGTGTCCATAACTTTAAGCCACCATTACCGTAACGTAATCCGTTTACATGAACATGACCTGCCCAACTAAACACATTAGCTTCTGTAAATTTTTCACCGTCTATATCTATTTCAACTTCGAGAAATTTAGGATCTACAATATTATCTGCATCTACAGTAACAAAGTACTCAGTTTCACTCAATGCGGCGCAGGCTTTGTGTGCGGCATCGCTACCTTTAACTCCGTGTACACGCTTTGCCCAAGGCACTTTATCACATAGATCTGCATAATTCTTTTCTGCGTTTGGCTCATCGTAACTTAGAAAAATAATATCCTGCTCAATAATTTTAATTTTATTCATTTATAATTAATCCATAAGATTGGAAAGTTATTTTACTAGCTATAGAAATTTTTTCTATATGTGATTCGAATGTACTTTCAAAATTTACAATAACTGAATCCTGGCTAATTAAGTCTTCTGTTGCTACAAATATAGTTCTAATTAAAAAATCAAAATCATTTTCTAGTATAACAAAAAACACTACGTTCTTACTAATTAAAGTATCGTCTAATCTTTCTTTAGCATTTTTAGATAATTTAAATTCCCAAAAAGATTTCTTACCGTTCCAGGAAACTATTAATTCTGTAGTATCACTAGGTTTATCTGTAATCCATTCAAATACATTATTTCTAAAACCATACATCTGTTCAGTAATTTGCATGTGAACTAATTTAGTAATGCCGTCTTGAGTCTTTGCATAACCTACTACATGCTCGTGCATCTTACGAACGCCAGTGTTAAACTCTGTAAATTCATCAAGAGTTAATTCGATACTATGGGTATGTTGTGGAAGTTTTTCATTAGATACAGAATAAATTACACCAGTTTTTTTATCATAGTGTGCATAGTATGTTGAATCAACTTGCGGGATTGGAAATAATTTACGAGCCATTTAGAGTCTCCAATCTTTGTAAAATTTTATCTGTAATAAAATTCTTTTCT